CGCCAGTGACTCTATAAAATGCCCAATGATACGCTTGGTCTTGCGATTGCGATAAAGCCGCAGATTCTATTCTATAAAGACCAGCTACTGGACAAGTAAATTGATATGTAGAAGTGTCGTAGTGATTTCCGTCATTAACAGTGGCATTAGAGAAATCTACTGCTCCTGCTGATTTTGCTACATAAGTACCTGTATTAGGCCAAGTTACAAAAGCGTAAGGAATAACAGGTCTTGAAACCCTACCACTGCTGTCAATCGTTAGTGCAGTGTTTGAGTTTGTTGGGTCTTGGATTTCGTTGACTTTTAATATGCTGGTCATTGAGCAATCTCCATCAAAACCATACTAGACAAAGAACTACCCATTTGTGCAGTCATATTACCAGACCCAGAACCATTTTTTGCTTGTGTTTTGTATGTAACAGAGGAGCTAGTTGCTGGACTATCTAAATAGCTAATGGAATTAACCCCTCCTATTCCAATTTGATTATATAGCCACGGAGAACGCTGACTTTCGTAAATTTCTGTAGACCCTCTCATTAAACGAAAGATAATTTGCCAAGAACCAGCAGAACTACCATTGTTACTAGACATTTGTTGAGACGCAACAATCAAAATTTTACTACTTGAAGAAGTTGGAGTGATAGAGGCTGTTAAAGTTGTATCCACATAAGTACTACCAGTGGCAGATGTTTGTGTTGTTGTTGTGCCTTGAGCAACCTGAATAACATGACCCGGAATATACACCCCGTTGTTTGTGGTTTTCTCGTTTATCGTATCTACAAATAATGTTGACATGATTCACCCCACCAAAAAGCCGCTAAAACTTGATGCGGTTGATACTGTATAAGAAGTGTCTGAACTAATGTGCCACGGCATGACATTAGTGTTTGCACTTAGTTGAATTGTTAAAGAAGTAGCTAAAGAATCATAAGTGCCATTTGGTGAACCGTTCATAACATAGCTGTTATAATATAAATTAGTATTTGATGTTGGATTACTTGTGCCGCTAATGTCTGACCCCAAACAAATAACTATATAACCCGAACCAACACCATCAAAACGCATATGAAGATTAAACTGGTAAATGCCTGTAACAGGACAAACAAAATACCCGCCAGCATTTAGATTGCTTCCTATGTCAAAATCAACGGTAGTAAAAACTGTTGTTTTCCATCCGCTTGCTGAATAGCTTATAGCCCCATTTGGTCTACATGAAAACGCTGGTCTAGTGGGCGTTGTAATTCTGTCACTACTGTCGATGACTAACGCATCTGTACTGCCAGCCGCTCTTCTAATCTTATCTACATTCAGTATCGAAGCCATCTGTGCCTCACAGTATTGTTAAATTACCGCTGACGGTAATTGTAGTTGATGAGCTTATAGTCAGCGGACCAATAGCTAATGCGTTCTTGGTTGATGCTATTGTAGTGTTTTCACTCACACTTTGTCCATTGGTGCGAAATACAGCCGTATCAACTGTGGTATTAGTTGTTTGAAATTGTGTGGCTGTAATCTCACCCGCAAATGTACCACCACTAGACTTGCTAACTGTATCAGTAACTGTAAAAGCACGGAAGGCGCGAATGACTAACTCATCGTTAACAGCCGCACCAGACGCCAGTGTAATTGTATCCCCGTTACTGGGGGTGAAGTCTGTGCTGTCGAGATGTACACCGTTTAGATATACGTCTACATCGTTACCAGAAAAAGCTAGTATCGCGCCATTAGCATCCGCACCTGTAAATGCGGTTTGACTTGCTGTTGCTGTGTACTTGAACAACGCCATTGCAAAACTAGTAGGCTGGTCAACGGCACGACCAAAAAAGCGCACGGTGATTACATCGCCGTTAGCTGGTGCGGCAGAGAAGGTAAGGGTTGTTCCAAACGCTGTGTAGGCTTTGCCTATTCCCGGCTCTTGCACTACGTTACCGATTGTTACAATTAATGCCTCGCCACTAACAACGCTTTGCGCTAACGTAAACGCAGTTGCGCTTCCATTACCCGTAAACCTTTGAAAGGTTATGTCGCCTACATTTGGGTCAATGCCTATATATGCCATTTACTTTTCCTATTGGTATCCTATGCGGACATAACTGTTGGCATCATCATAAGTACCAGCAGTTCTTGTAAATCTAACTTGTGTTAGTTCCGCAGAAAGTGTTTTAAAGCCTCGTAAATTATTAAAATAATTTGGAGAGCTATCATTTTGCATAAAAGCCGCTTGGCAAAACCATGTGTTGCCAGACATTCTAAATATTTCACCACAAAAAGTTAAAACATTACTAGCCGCTGTCCACTGGCTTGCACTCCAAGATGAAGCAGTATTGGAATTACCCCCGTAATTAGTGCCTCCGCCAAATCCTGCAAATGTATCGTGGTATGCATAACCTGATGTTTCAATGCCACCACTATCGCCAAGCTGAATTGCAGGAACACCACTCTCTGAACCGCTTGCTCTGTATATAGAAAACTTAATGATGTTTGTACCGCTAGGTATTCCCGTAAAATCTACTGAACTTTGACCATTTAGTGATTGAATTGCAGGAAACGTAAACCCCCCATCAGTTCCTGTTACAGTACCAGTAAATGCAAAAGTATCAGCAAGGTTGATGCTTTGAGAGCGTATTTTGCTTAATGGCATTTCAAACTCCTATGTTGCCGCAACCAAGTGTCCCATGAACGTGGTGAGCAAACCATAATAACTTGCATTACTCGTAACTGCCCTCACTTTAACCACATCGTTGGCAGATAGTGAAAGCATAAAAGTTCTTGACAAATTGCCGTAACTGGTAGCAGAGGCCATTTGAAAGTACGAATAACCTTGGTCTGTGCCATTAACACTGAGCCACATATAAACGTATCCGTTGTTAGAGGAAATTTTCAAAATACCAGAATTATATGTAAAAGAATAAATCCCATTAACAGGGCAAGTAAACTCGTAGTTTGATGTATCGAAGTTGCCGCCTAAATCAAATAGTTCTTGGTTAAAGGGTATAGGGTCTGTAGTAACATACCCAGTGACGTTGGCTTTTACTGAAAACGCTATTGGATTTCTAAATGACGAATGGTCAACCGTGCTAATCTTGGCCGCAGTTACAGCATCATCTGCAATCTTGGCGGTAGATACTGCATCAGCCGCTAACTTTGCAGTTGTAATAGAAAGGTCTGGCGCTTCTAGCCGTGTTGTTGGTTCTGCCTGACCACGATAGATAACGTACACATTGCCTGTTCCAGAAGGCGGGGCTTCATCAAACGTCAGGGTAGTTCCTGTGGCTGTGTATGACTTACCAGAGCCGGGTTCCTGTTGCACGTTGTCAACGAATACCTCTAGCTCCTCACTGCTATTCACAGCGCGGTTAAGTGTGAACGCGGTCGCCGAACCTGTGCCATTAAAGGATTGGCTCGTTGCCTTTGATAGATGTCTATTGGGTTGTGCGCCAATGTATGCCATTAACCTGCTATTTCCATTACATAAAAAGTTGATGAGGAGCGAGAATAATTATTTAAACCTCGCCTATTTATGTACCATGTTTCGCTACCTGCTGACACTACACGCCATTGCAACTTATAAACTAATGCGCTGGTAGAATTTGGGCTATCAATAAACATATGGCTTCTTGGGGAATAACGACCGTTTGCGCCATACCAATGATGATTAAATACATTAATAGTGTCTGCGCCAGAACCTTGCCCAACCTCCGTACTATCTCTTAAAAGTTTCATAAGTGCGCCAACACTATTACCGCTACTACCCATCATACCAAACGAATACTGAATTAATATTTTGCTACTTGTTGCTCTTGGGGTAATTGTTGCAGTTGCAAACGGAATATCCGCAAAGGTTGCGGTATCCGTGCTTACAACATCAGTTGATGAACTTGAAATCACCTGCAAAATAGGACCAGCAGATAATTGATTTGCACCTATCGTACTTAATGCCATCAAGTAATCTCCAGCACAGACAGTGTAACATCCGCCGCTGACGCTTGGCTTGCTGTTATCCTTAATATATCGGAAGCATTCATCACAATCTTCTGGTCGCCACCAACAGCAACTAGTGACGAGCCAGTGGGAACAATAGCACCTTTTACAATGTGTACATTGTCACCATCGTTATTAATTAACTGTACGTTTACCGTGATTGAAACCGCTAATATGTTGGCAATGTTCAGGCCAATGATTGTCGTTTCCGTTGCGCTGGGGCAGGTGTAAACATCTGCGTTAGATGTTCCCACTGCGGTGTCTGTAAAGGTTTTAAATGCGTTTGCCATTTTTCTATCCTAATGCTATCGCAAATGCCAGCGCATTTGGGTCTTGTTCTGTGAAGCCCTGAAGTGTACCACTCGCATCTTTAAAGACCATTTTCTCTGCTGGGAGCGTACAGAACAGCGTTCTTGTTCCTGATGTCCAGTTTACGGCATTGTCTGAATTACTTGATTGCAAAATAGTGGTACGAGCCAAGGTTGTACCAGATGCAGTATAAGTGCCAATGCCAGTCTCAAAGTCTGTGCCATCTGTGCAGGTATAATAGGTGGTGTTGCCATTACCTATTTCCCCAAATGATTCAAAGCCAGTTACTGCGCCAGCAAGCGTATATGTGCCAGTGCCTGTAGTAGTGCTTGTTTCTTTCACACGGTCTTTGAGTATCAAGGCCATTACTTCAACTCGATAGTGAAATTAGTCGCGTTAATTCTGAAGATATCTCCTGAATCAATTTGCTTTGAAGTGTCCACAGCGCCTACAAAAAGTTTGTTGCCGCCATCAAACTTCAAAACAACATTGTCAGAAACCGACACAGCAGAACTTAAAACAATGCTAGTTTGACTGTTTACTGTAGCCACTGTTATGCCTGAGCCAATTCCGGTTCCAGTCACAACATCGCCCACAGCGATTGTTCCAGAATTACCATCAACGGTTACGTTAGCCGATGAGCTAACAGCGCCATTCACAACTGCTGTAGCAAAGTTTTTGTCTGTTACAAACGTATGTGTCACTGTGTAAGAAGCAATGCCGCTTGATGCTGAAAACTCTATGTTAGCCGCATTTGTAACTGTTTGCTGGTCTGTGCTTGAAGAGGCAAGCGTCCAGTTAGATGCATTAACTTGCTGTCGAGTATAGTTTGCATCTTGTGTTACTGTGCTTACTTCTGTAAGTGTTCCTGCCTCTAAATCAGATACAGCGGTAGCAAGCCCGATATAAATATCATTGCCCGGTGTAGTAAAAGAACTGGAGTTATTCTTAAACAAAAAGTCAAGAATCTTGTTCTCCAGATATGTGGTTGCCGCGTTTGAAGTTGCCATTTCTTACTCCTAAGTCCTTGGCCTGTTAGGTAGCCCCTCTCTATAGGCGTCATCATTTTCTCTTGCTTCTGCAAGGTCTTTCAAGCGAGAGAGAGATTCTTGAAATCTTGTTTCATACATGGTGATAACATCTTGCTCACCCTTCATGTAAACATATGCCTCTGTGAGCGCGGCATACAATAAAGTGTTTGGAGCATTTTTGCTTAACCATGTATATTGACCGCCAGAGAGACTGGTTAGTGATTGAGGTCTATAATAATAGTGTAACTCAACTGTATAGTTTTGGTCTGGTGTTGGCCCCAAAATAAAGTTACCTGACGTAGCACCTCCTGATGCCTGTGCTGTTGTATCAAAAAATGCGTAATATTGTGGCTTTCCTGTGCTGGTGCGGGCTGGATAAGCCTCTCGCATAAAATTTACATCCTTTTCTAAAAGAAAGCCTTCACTGCCAACAGTGGTAATAAACAAAGAAAACGGCGCTAAAAAGTCTGTGGGGGTAGATAAATACTCATTGTTTTGAGTTAGTGTGCTGGTAGCATTTTTGCGGAAAAATTCTAAATCAACGCTTGATAATATTCTGTCCTCAGCCGCACGAATAAAAACAGGAAGGTTTGTTACAAACCCCGTTTCATCGTTCTCGGTAAAATCTTGTATGGCTTGTTTAAGCTCATTAAAAGAAAAAGACATTATTCAATCCTAAGAATCGCGGAGCTAGATAGCGCCGCTGGGAACTGTATTGTAAATGTTGAATTGCTGGAGCTTTGGTCAGCGCCAAAGTCATAAACCGCCACAGCCCTATTTGCTTTACTGCTGTTGTAAATTAAAGCTCCTCTGGCTGTTATTGTAGAGCTTGTAAAAGACACATCATTAAAATCGACATAAGCCACTCCGCCGCTGGTGGTTGGGCTTACCGTTGTAAGGGTGGCCCCGCCAGCAGAGTATCCTGTGCCACTTGTTTCATTGGACGTGGTGTATGCTGTTGTCGAAGCGCCAAGACTCGCTGAATTTGTATACAAAGCGATTTTGAATGTGTCTGATGTAAAATCGTGTATTGCTTTAAGAATCTCTTCTTTAAAACTCGTACACATTCCTGTAGTTATAGCCATTTTAAAATCTCATCATACTATTGTTATGTCGCCAACCATGCTTCCGTGAACAGTACACTGGTACACCAGCGAAGTGTCACTGGGTTCATGCGGCACGATAAACTGAGTTAGCCCTGTCGTGCCATTATAATCTTCTGTGACCCCTGTTGTAAAAGCAGAGCCTCCAGCCGAAGTTCGTATCTTCAAAGGATGACTGCCAACATAAGAGGTATTATCAATTAAGTAGGTATGACCTTTGTAAAAAAAGAAGTTGGGATTATTGCCAGCGGTAGCTCCGGGTCCAGAAAATTGATAAGCAGACCCATTAGCCGCTGTTGTTGTGTACTTTATAACAGGCCCAGTAGTCTCGTCATTCAGTCGTATCCAGTTGCCCCCGTGAGCAAAATATAGCCCACCCGTTGCGTGAACGTGAGCTACTGCTCCATGATAGGTTGAGGCACTGGGCAAATCACTAAGAGCGCCATAATAAAAAACGATTTTATTTGCGCCAGAGTTAACATCAAATAGGCCATTGGCATCTATGATATCGGTTAGCACACTGGAACTGTTCCCCAATGCCGCATAAATCTCATTGAAGTTATCGTTTATTTTATC